AACCTTTACAGATAAAATACATACCTGCTATGGAAGAAATGGGTCTTAAAGATTATGTTGCCCTTATTAAATGGACTTCATATTCAGATGATTCTATTATTTCTATACCTAAAGATAAGATAATGACTATCACATCTGCTGGTAAGGCTATGACTAACTCATATAAAAATGTATCTAATGGGTATGATAAGGCGACCATGTCTGAACACAAACAAGATAGTTATGATAGAGAAGAACTAGATGATGATGTATCTAAGAAGTTAAATGAAATCTTTGATGGTCTAGATGATAGTACTAAACACTAGCTACTCTAACCGGCGCTGAAGAACACAGCTAAAATAACACAAATGGCAAAGAATGTCAAGCGTGATTGGTATTATAAAAAACAGGCAAACAAAAAACAAAAAAATACTAACCAGCATTGACATTTACTGTATTATGGAGTATAATGTAAAACATGAAAAGTGAAAAAAAGAAAGAACATTATGTAAACAATAAAGAGTTTCTAGCCGCAATGACGGAGTATAGAAATGCTTGTATTGAATCTGAAAATTCAGGTGAAGAAAAACCAGTTGTAACAAACTATATAGGTGAGTGCTTTTTAAAGATTGCAAATCATCTATCATATAGACCAAACTTTATTAACTATACATTTAGAGATGATATGATTTCTGATGGTATAGAAAACTGTCTACAATATCTTGATAATTTCAATCCAGAAAAATCAAACAATCCATTCGCATATTTTACACAAATAATATACTATGCCTTTATACGAAGAATACAGAAAGAAAAAAAACAAACTACAATTAAGAATAGATTAATCATGGAAGGAAACTATGATGATATGACTTTGAATGATGGTGAAGATAGACAATTTAGAAATCAATTTTCTGAATTTCTACAAAGAAATGCTGACCCTAAAGATGTTCCTGTTGTCAAAAAGAAAACAACAAGAAAAAGAAAGGGCAAACTTGATAAATTTATAGAATAACATTATGCTAATTGCTTTATTGAACGACACACATTTTGGTTGTCGTAACGATAGTCCTCATTTTATGGACTATCAAAACAGATTTTATGATGAATTGTTTTTTCCTTATCTAAAGGAAAACAATATCAAACACCTAATCCATTTAGGTGATGTTGTTGATAGAAGAAAATTTATCAACTATAAAGTGGCACATAACTTTCAAGAGAAGTTTTGGAAAAGACTTTATGATATGAGAATAGATACTCATGTTATATTGGGCAACCATGACACCTATTATAAGAACACAAATTCAGTTAATGCATTACAACAATTGATTACCACATTCGATGGTAAATTTGAACCTTGGATATACGAGAAACCTACAACAGTTACATTCGATAAACTGCCTATATTATTAGTGCCATGGATATGTGATGATATCTATGATGAATCTATTAAAACAATATCTCAATCACAAGCACAAATTTGTATGGGGCATTTAGAAGTCAAAGGTTTTCAAATGCATAAAGGTCATTACAATGACCACGGTTTAGAAAAACAATTATTTAAAAGATTTGAAAAAGTTATATCAGGCCACTTTCATAAAAAATCAGATGATGGTCAAATTTATTATCTTGGCACACAATATCAAATAACTTGGAATGACTATAATTGTCCTAAAGGGTTTCATGTGTTCGATACTGAAACAAGAGAATTGACCAGAGTGCCTAATCCTCTTACAATATTTAAGAAGATATATTATGATGATAAGAAAACAAACTATGCTGAAGAAGACATATCAGTATATGATAAATCATTTGTAAAACTATTTGTATTAAATAAAAACAATGAAGAAAAATTTGATAAGTTTATTAATCGTTTACACACAGAAATAGATGTACACGAATTAAATATCATAGATGAAGATACATCTAGTATAACATCAACTGTTAGAGAAGACATTTTAGACCAAGGTGAAGATACACTTACATTCTTAGGTAATTATGTTGAACAAATAGAAACAGACTTAGATAGAGCAAAGTTAAAAGAATTTATTAATAATCTATATAAAGAAGCACAAGAATGATAAAATTTAAATCTATATCATGGCAAAACTTTTTATCGACAGGTAATACGCCAATTACAATTAAACTAGATGAATATCCTACAAATCTAATAATAGGAAAAAATGGTTCTGGTAAATCTACTTTATTGGATGCCTTATGTTTTGTATTATTTAACAGACCATTTAGAATTATAAAGAAAGAACAAATGGTAAACACTATTAATAATGGTGATTGTAAAGTCAGTATAGATTTTCTAGTAGGTACAATCCCATACAAAGTTATAAGAAGTATTAAACCGAATAAGTTTGAAATATATAAAGACGGCAATCTTATAAATCAGGACGCCTCAACAATTGATTATCAGAAATATTTAGAAACAAATATAATGAAACTGAATTATCGTTCATTTATTCAGGTCGTATTATTAGGGTCATCATCATATGAACCATTCATGAAGATGAAAGCACGATATAGGCGTGATGTTGTAGAAGAAATTCTTGATATTAAGGTTTTTACACAAATGGACTTACTTCTTCGCTCACAACAAGGAGAATTGTCAAAAAAAGTTACCGAGGTTCGCCATGGTAAAGATTTAATAGAACAGAAGGTATCATTACAAGGACAACATTTAAAGTCTTTAAAAACACATACAAATGCCACCGAGGAACGAAATCGTACTAAAAGAGAACAAAATCAAGAGGCAGATAGACATTATAGAGAAGAACTAAAGAAACTCAATGAAGATATTGCAAAACAACAAGAAATAATTAAATTTAGACCAGATGTAGATAAAAAATCAAAACAATTATCTAAGTTAGAATCTAAAATAGAAAACAATTTAGAAACTCATAAACAGACATTAGAATTTTTTGAAACTAATAGTGAATGTCCTACCTGTACACAAGAAATTTCTTCAGAATTAAAAACTAAAAAGGTAGAAGAAGAAAAAGAAACGATATCTAAATTAGAAAACGGACTAAAAGACTTATTAACAGAAGTTACAAAAGTAGAAACACAAATAACACAGATGGATGCTGTATCTAAAAAAATGCAAGACTTAAATATTGACATAACCAAAATCAATACATCACTAGAAGGTATCAAAAAACATTCAGATGAAGTAGAATTAGATATGTTAGAGGGCGAATCTGTTGTAGACTTAGAAAATGAGTTAGAAAAACTGAATAAAGAACTAGAAGATTTATCAAAAGAATTAGAAAAAGTAGAAGAACAAAAATCTTATGTAGATGTTGTTAGAGAAATATTATCTGATAAAGGTGCAAGGTCTAAAATTATTAGAAAATACTTGCCTATTATGAATCAGTTAATAAACAAGTATCTACAATCTATGGATTTCTTTGTATCGTTTACACTAGATGAAGAATTTAATGAAACTGTAAAGAGTAGACATAGAGATACATTTAATTATAATAGTTTTAGTGAAGGTGAAAAAATGAGAATAGACTTAGCATTAGTCTTTACATGGCGTACTATTGCTAAAATGAAAAATAGTGCAAGTACAAATCTACTTATATTAGATGAAATATTTGATAGTAGTTTAGACAGCTCAGGAACAGAAGACTTCTTTAAGATTATCGGACAAATGAAAAATGAGAATGTGTTTATAATATCACATAAAGGTGATATACTATTTGATAAGTTTACAAATATAATTAAGTTTGAGAAAGAACATAACTTTACAAAATTAGAAGAGGTATAATATGACAAATGAAGTAGATATAGGTAGTTTAGAAAAAAATAGAGAATTAGAATTATTACCACCTTCAGACGCTAGAGTTAGAAGTGCAATAGCACCTTTTAGTGATGACATGTTGATAGAAGAAGGATTTAAAGATAGAAAGGAATTAACTGAAAAGATGTACGATACTATGAAAAAGTATGGTGGCATAGGATTAACTTGTAATCAAGTAGGTCTACCTTTTAATTATTTTGTTATTGGTGGTCATATAGACCTCGAAGCAGGCTTGACTTTACACTGTTTTAATCCTATAATAGTATCATCAAGTGATGAAGATGTGCTTATGAAAGAAGGTTGTTTAACATTTCCTTTTATATTTTTATCTTTAAAAAGACCTAGAAAAGTCGTAGTCAAATATGAAGATGAGAATGGCAATTTAAAAGAGGCAAACTTAGATGGTATGATGAGTAGAGCATTTCAACATGAGTATGACCATATACTCGGCAGAAACTTTACTGAACATGCAAGTAAAGTAAAACTTGATAGAGCATTTGAAAAGGGCGCTAAAAAAATGGACAAATATAGAAAAAGAATACAATCATGATGATAACATTAACAGTTATATTATTCCTAATAGTAGGATTTGTTTTAGTAATGCATAATAGACCAGACTGGTGGTCTTCACTTACTCATTGGTTTCGTATTAGAACTTCTATGTTAAGACCTGAAATTAGTATTGTTGAATTAATAATATTAATAGGTGTATTACTTATATTATTTAAATTATATTTATAGATTATGAAAGAGTATGAATTTCCAAAATTAGTTATAGAAGAACATGAAGGATTTTATGTTGTTCGTGATGACCTATTAGAAGGTGGCTCTAAAAGAAGATTTGCAGATAGACTGATTCGTGAAGAAATGTCAGAGGGTGCAAATGAATTTGTATATGGGGGATGTCCTGCAAATGGGTATGCTCAAATGTCAATCACACTTCAAGCAAAAGCATATGGTGCCAAGGCAACATTCTTTATGGCAAAAAGAAACATGGAAAACTTACATGAGTATCAAAAGAAAGCATTAGATTATGGTGCTGATATTCGTTGGGTACCTAATGGTATGTTACAAGTTACAAAGAAAAGAGCATTAGATTATTATAATGAAGACCCTGTAAATAGAAGATTACTACAATTAGGTTTAGATGATAATAGAGTACGAGAAGATATAAGAGATTTAGCAAAAACAATAGAAACAGATTACAATATTAATTTAAGTGAAATATGGTCAGTAGGTTCAAGTGGCACATTAACAAGAGGATTGCAAATGGCATTTCCTGATAAAGATGTACATGTAGTATCTGTTGGACATACAATGAAACAATATGAAGTAGGTCGTGCAATATTACACAGGTCGCATTTAAAATTTACACAAGAAGTAAAAGAAGAAGACATGCCACCATTTCCTAGTGTACCTACTTATGACGCTAAGGCTTGGAAAGTTATGAGAGAACATGCAAAACCAGGTTCGTTATTTTGGAATGTAGGAAAATGAAGATATCATATGCAAGATTAAGAAGTGGTGTAAACTATAAAGGTCCTTTAAGAAACATTATAGATTCATTTTGCGAATTGCATAAAATGTTTATTGAAAGAAATCCTAAGTTTCAATATGGTGTATACAATTTTGGTTTCAATAAAGCAAACAGAAGAAAACTAGATGATATACCTGATAGTGATGTTGTAATTATACCTAGTGAGAATGAGTTTCATTATCATATAAAGAATTATATAGACCCCAAAAATCTTGCTAAGTCAGATGAAGCAATATCTAAATTAGTTCCTTTACTAAAAAACAAACATGTTGTTATACTATCATCAGACAGAGGTGATACGATTGACTTATATAAAGAAAAAGTTTTTAAAGGCGAAGTGGACAATATATCACTAATAGATGAGTGCGATATACCTGGTAATATACATCAGTTAAAATATCACTTCATAAAAGATAACATACCAACATCTCTTTTTCCAGAACCAAGAAAATATGATTTCATATATTGGGGTACAGATAAAAGAAGAAACTCAAATAATGAGATATCTGGTGATGAAAGACATTTAATATTAAGACAGATACAAAAAGATAAAAAAATAAATCCGTTTTATATAGGTAGATATGCAACAGTTAAAAGAGATATGAAAATAGATACAATGTATAATCTTCTACCATATCTAACAAATGCCAAGTATACACTATGTTTTAATTGGATTGACAATACAGCAACAACATCAAGATATCATGAGGCTCTTGCATGTGGAATTATACCTATGGCTTGGTCGGACACATATGATGTCAATGGAATATTAGTTAAAGATAATTGGCAACGAGTATTGACATTAGATGAATTTTATGATAAGATAGCAAGTACTAATTATGAAGAAAGGTATAATGAGATTCACGAAACATACAAAAAATCTCTTATGACTAAAGAAGAAATATACGAATCATACGAAAGTATTTTACTGAGAACAATTAATGGATAAAGAAATGGCAAATAATGAATGTATACAAGATGTATATAATAGATTTAAAGAACGAGGGTTCCCCTATTATTCATCTGATAAAAAATGGCGTGATGATAAATTTAATGTATTGATGAATACAAAACTTGAAACCATCATAGACAGAAGACAAAATATCATAGGTCAAAACCCTAATGGTCTATCACTTGCATGGTCTTACATGGAACATGCTTGGGCAATTAAATGTGGTAAGATGAGAACACCAATGGAAATTTGGGAAGATGAAGAACATCTAAAGAAAGGTATTAATAAAATACTATCAGGAACATTCTTTACAAAAAGAGAACACTATCAAGTATCAGATTCAGATATGAGGTCAATGTTAAGAAGATATTCAGGCACACAAATGGTATCTAACTTTAGACCTACAGCTGCAGCTGCAATGTATAATATATTTGTAGATAGAGATTCTATTCTTGAAGGCACAACAGCAGGAACAGTTTGGGATCCAAGTATGGGTTATGGTGGTAGATTACTCGGTGCTATTTTAGCAGGTGTCAATTATATTGGTACAGACCCATGCATACCTACATATCAAGGATTAGAAAAGATTAGAGATGAATATGGCCATTCAGATAAAAAATATGACTTACTTAGACAAGGTAGTGAAACATTTATACCAGATGAAGAAAGTTTAGACTTTGTATTTACAAGTCCACCTTACTTTGGTTGGGAAGCATATGGTGATGAACCAGAACAGTCAAGTATTAAGTTTGATACATCTGAAGTATGGAAAGAAAAGTTTTTGAAAAAGACAATTGAAAATGCATATAGAGGATTAAAGAAAGGCAAGTTTCTTGCATTGAATGTTGCAAACACAAAACAATATAAAACATTTGAAGAAGACACAGTTAAACTTGCAATAGAATCAGGATTTACACACACAGATACTTGGTGGTTATCTTTATCTACACAACAAGGTAAAGTACAACAAGGTTCTCTAGAGGGTGTAACGGAAGTTAAACAGAAACAAAGATATATGGGTGAGTATGTTAGACCAAATGTTCCTGGCAGAAAATTTGAACCCACATTTATATTTCAAAAGGATA